AAGAAAGCAAATAAATCTTTTCACGATTACTTTGCTAAATTTTATGGTGAAGTATTTTTTCCTACATTAGAAAAAAGAAAAATCAAAACAGTAGTTCATTTGGGTGATGCTTTTGATAATCGGAAGGGTGTTGATTACTGGGCACTTGAATGGGCAAAAAAGAATGTCTATGACCGATTTGAAAAATTGGGGATTACAGTTTATAATATAGTAGGAAATCACGATTCTTATTATAAAAATTCTAATGAAGTAAATGCAGTTGATGGATTATTACGACAATATGATAATGTAATACCAATCTCAAGACCAACAGAAATTTGTATTGGAGGAATGAATTCTTTGGTTCTTCCTTGGATTTGTTCGGATAATGAAGAAGAAACTTTTAATTTAATTCAAGAAACCAAAGCAAAAGTTGTTTTTGGGCATTTAGAGTTGAATGGATTTTCTGCCTATCCTGGCCATATTATGACTGATGGTTTGTCTGCTGAAAAATTTGAAAAATTTGATAGAGTATTTACCGGTCATTATCATACTAAATCTGATAATGAAAAAGTATTTTATCTCGGAAATCCTTATCAAATGTTTTGGAATGATGTGGATGATGCTAGAGGATTTCATATTTTTGATACTGATACTTATGAATTGGAATATTTTAAAAATCCATACAATATATTTGAAAGAATCTACTATGAAGACAGTAATATAAAACAAATTGATAGTTCAATTTTAAAAGATAAAATTGTAAAAGTTATAGTTCGCAAAAAAACAAATCAATTAAATTTTGATAAATTTGTAGATGAAATTATAAAATCTTCACCTTTGGATTTGAAAGTTGTAGAAATTATTGATGTTGATGATGAAAATGTAGATTGCGAAGAAATATCTGCAGAAGATACATTATCCATTTTAGATAAATATGTTGAAGAAGCAGAATTTGGTTTAGATAAAACTATAATCAAAAAACTACTTCGGGATGTGTATAAAGAAGCATTGGAAGCAAACTGATGTATTTACTTACAATTAAAGGAAAAGAGGATGAAGGAGCATATGCTGTAACCGACGAAGATGGAGAAAAGGCTCTGTATCTTTTTGAGGATGGTGATGATGCTGAACGTTATTCTGGATTATTGGAAGCAGAAGATTATCCTGAAATGACTATAGTTGAAGTTGATGATGATCTTGCAGTAAAAACCTGCGAGATCTATGGGTACAATTATGTTATAATTAATTCAAATGATTTTGTAATACCACCAAGAGAATATGATACTGTTCAAGCGAATAAAATTTAAGAATTTTTTGTCTTCTGGAAATACGCCAACAGAAATTAATTTTGCTGAAGTTCCAACAACATTAATTGTTGGAACAAATGGTTCTGGCAAAAGTACAATGTTGGATGCCTTGTGTTTTGTTTTATTCAATAAAGCATTTAGAAAGATTGTAAAAAATCAACTCATCAATTCAACCAATGAAAAAGAATGTCTGGTTGAAATTGAATTTAATATTTCAGACAAAGAGTATAAAGTTATAAGAGGAATTAAACCAAATATTTTTGAAATTTGGATTGATGGTGTTCTGCAAAATCAAGTAGCAGCATCAAACGACCAACAAAAATACCTAGAAGATACAATACTGAAATTAAATTATAAATCATTTACACAAATTGTAATTCTAGGAAGTGCGTCCTTTGTGCCTTTTATGCAACTTTCGGCAGCACATCGCCGTGAAGTTGTGGAAGACTTATTGGATATTAAAATATTTTCAACAATGAATTCTATTTTAAAAGAAAAAATAAGAAATTCGAATGAAAAAATAAAAGAATTCACTTTGCTCGAAAAATCAATTGACGAAAAGATTTTGATGCAGACTGATTTCGTTGAGGAATTGGAAAAAAGAGGCAAAGAAAATATAGAAAAAAAACAAAATAAAATTCAAGAACTTTCTGATTTGGAAGTTTCTGTGAGTGATGAAATTGACGCGATACAAAAAAAAGTTGTTTCATTAAATTCGCAACTTGAAGAGTTTTCGGATGCAACAAATAAACTTAAAAAACTTACTTCACTTAAAGGAAAAATACAACAAAAAGTCATTTCTATTACTGAAGAGCACAAATTTTTTAATGAGAATTCTGTATGTCCAACTTGCAAACAATCAATTGAAGAAGATTTTAGGTCTCATAAAGTAAATGAAATAGAAACAAATTCAAAAGATTTGAAAGAGGGATATGCCGAATTAGAAAAAACAATTGAAGATGAAGAAAAGAGAGAGGAACAACTTATTCAAATCTCAAAAGAAATAACAAGATTGAATAATGAAATTTCCAAAGACAATGTTTGTATTTCCAATTACAGAAAAAATATTAAAGAATTGCAGAATGAAATTCAAACCATTACGGAGCAATTTGAAAATAGAAATATTGAAACCGAAAAATTAAAGTCATTACATAAGGAAAAGGAAGATAATTTCAAAAAGAAATCAAGATACAAAGAAACTATAAATTATTTCGACTTTGCTCAACTTTTGATGAAAGATGGTGGAGTGAAATCTAAGATTATTCAAAAATATATTCCCTTGATGAATCAACAAATCAATAAGTATTTGCAGATGATGGAGTTTTATATTAATTTTACTCTTGATGATGAATTCAAAGAACATATTAAATCTCCAATTCACGAAGATTTCAGTTATGAAAGTTTCAGTGAAGGCGAAAAGATGAGAATTAACTTGGCAATTCTTTTCACTTGGAGAGAAATTGCTAGGATGAAAAATAGTGTTAGTTGTAATATTCTGATTTTAGATGAAGTTTTTGATAGTTCTTTGGATAATACTGGAACTGACTATTTTACAAAAATCATCAAATATGCCATTAAAGATACTAATGTATTTGTGATTTCACATAAGACAGATGAATTGATTGATAAGTTTGATAGAATTATCACATTCGAAAAAGTGAAAGGATTCTCCAAGATACTCACTTGACTTTTCTTGTTTTTTGTGATAGTATTTTAAAGTAGTTTGATATTAGATTATGAAATGGAAGTACAATGAGGAACAAATTCTAAAAGATATCAATGAATATGTTCTGAGTACATATGGCAGTCATTATGTCGGTATTGAAGAAGGATATGAAGATATTCAAACCATCGATTTGGCTGCTTCTAAAGGACTTGCCCAAGACTTCTGTCAAGTAAATATCTTGAAGTATGGGTCTAGGTATGGACAGAAAAACGGGCGTAACAAGCGTGATTTGCTCAAGGTCATTCACTATGCTATGCTTCTTCTTCACTTTGATGGGCATTATAGCCGTGTTGAAAATGGACTTGGTGAATTTAAATGAAACTATCTGAAAATACGATTTCAATTCTTAAAAACTTTGCGTCAATTAATCAATCTATTCTTGTGAAGAGTGGATCTAAAATTCGCACTATGCCCAAAACAAAAACTATTTTGGCTCAGGCAGAAGTAGAAGAAGAATTTCCAAAAGACTTTGCGATTTATGATTTGAATCAATTTCTAAACGGTCTTAGCCTTCACCAAGACCCAGAACTTGATTTTTCGAATGATAATTATCTTGTGATTCGAGAAGGAAAGCGTAAAGTAAAGTATTTCTTTGCTGACCCTGAAGTAATTGTATCTGCGCCAGATAAGGAAATTGAACTTCCTTCCAAAGATGTTTGTTTTCAACTTGAACATTCAAATTTGGATAAATTGAAAAAAGCATCTGCGGTATATCAATTAAATGATCTATCTGTAATTGGTGATGCTGGTGTAATTCGTTTGGTTGTAAGAGATAAGAGAAACGATACTTCCAATGAGTATTCAATTACCGTAGGAGAAACTGATAAAGAATTTGTTTTTAATTTTAAAGTCGAAAATCTTAAAATTATTCCAACAAATTATGATGTTGTGATTTCGTCAAAACTTATTTCGCAATTTACAAATGAGAAGTATAATTTGAATTATTGGATTCCAATGGAACCCGATTCTGAATTTAAATAACTTTATTTTTTTATATTATGAATATCTTCGTGAATGATCAGTGTCCCGTTCTTTCTGCTGTGGCACTTCCTGACAAACATATAGTGAAAATGCCCTTGGAGACCTGCCAAATGGTCTCTGTGATCTTCTCCGAGTGGTACTATGATTGGGGAACCATTCCCAAGAAGG